TCATCAATCAGATACTTGTTGGTAACTGTGTATGTTGCCATGAGCGGATGCTCCGCTCTCGACTAGGCGATTGCGATTGACTTAACCTGATCGCCGTCTGCGATGAAGGTTGAGACGTAGCCGTAGTAGGAGAATGTGCGACCCAAGGTTGCAGGTACTTCTACTGACATGATTCCACGAACTTGCTCGTAGAATTCTATCGCAGATCCGCGTGCTACAACCATGGTGTTATCGGCAAATGCGCGGTCAACGACCAAGTTCAAGCCCAATGGGTTAAACGTGTTCATTTGTGTTACGCCGCCTGTGCCGAGTCCGTTGATGCCCATGAGTCCTGCTGCGCCGGTGTATGGGAAAATTGGTCGCTTGTCTCCGTCCAACTGACTGCCCATTTTTTTCCATACGTCTGGACTGACGAAAATGTGGTCAGGCAGGAAGTTGGTTGCGGTGAGGATGTCGGTTGCTGCGTCGTACAATGCTGCGATCAACGATGTTGGGTTGTCAGCTGTAACTGTCCAGGTTGAACCTGATGCGGTGTCGCCTGCGAGGATTGCGTTACATGCGACTGCGTCTGATTGCAACATGTATTGGCCTGCGAGGTCTCGCAAAATGATTTCCATTGCTGCAGGTGAAGTGAAGTCGATGTCTTGTACTGACAAAGTAACTTGACCGGCAAGCGTGGTCTTGGTAACAACATTTGACGCGATTACTGGCGTAGTTGCTGATGCTGAACCAAGTTCTGATTGTGAACCTACTGAGGTGTGGGTCGTCCAAGTTGGGCGAATCCATGTCTTTGATTGTCCGCCGTCTGGCATTGCGCGAGCGCCAACTGCCGTAACTACTGGACGGATGTAGTTCAAGTCATCAAATACTGGCCCGAGGACTGGTACTGGCAAAAGACCAGGTGTGTCCGTGGTCAGTACATCGCCTGCAGCTGCTTGAAGTGCTGACTGCTTTGAGATTGCGAACTCGCGTGCGGCTGCTGCAACATTGCGGAAAGTTTCTCCGCCAATGTGCATTGCTGCGAGGTATTCGCCTGGTGTTGGCAAATCAAATTTGCGCTTGGCCTGTGCATAAATTGGTGCAGTAGGGATGGTTGCCTCAACTGCGGTTTCGTTTACTTCGGACATTTCTGGTTTCTCCTCTACTGGGGTTACTTCTTCATTTAACACTACTTCTTCGGGCTCTTGGTGGATACTCGCTGCAACTTTGGTGATGTTTGCGGCATCGCCAAAAGCGCCAATCGGGACTAGCGACAATTCCATCCAGTCGGCTGACTCAATGATCATTGTGCCTTCTTCGTCATACGAAAACTTGGTCGGATTTACGCCAACGGATACTTGGTCAATCGTGCCGTCAATGGCCATAACAAGGGCATCGTTACCAAGGCTGGTGGCGCTGATCTTGGCGCTGAACATCATGCCTTCTTCGGTTTCTGCGCGCTCCGTGACAACGCCTACTGGCATAGAGGCATCGTGGTACATGAACAGGCGCGGTGCTTTGCCCTCGACTGGCAATGAGCCTGGGCGGAAGATTACAGCTGTGCCGTCCGAGACTGTTGCCGGCACGTTGTATGGGACAGCTACTCCGCTGATCGTGCGTCGTGGTGCGTCGCCTTTAGCGGCGTCAAGCGTAAAATCGCCTGCAATTAACTTAATCATCGTGCTAACTCCTCTTGTGTGTTTTCTCTTACAACTACTTCTTCATCGTCCATGCGATCGGCCATAAAGTTTTCTTCTAGGTATTCATCTGCATCAAACTCAACATAGGTTCCGCGCGGTAGCACGTTGTCCATTGATAACGCGCCAGCGATTGCATCTGCATACAACTTGACACCGAACAAGTAAAGATCGGCGCGTGCCTGCTGTGATGACTGGTACGAGTAAGCGCCAGTCGCAACGCCCACCAAATACGGCGGAACATTTGCCAGACGTGACATTTCAAGCGCCTGATATTGCGATGCTTCAATTAACAGCATCTTGTCTGGGGTGCTGTTTGTTTCCGTGTATGTCAAATACTCGTTAAGCGCGGCGGTTTGGTTGGTTGCTCGAGCGGCATTAAACGCGCTAGCCAAATCAGCCAATTCTTGCGCGCTCAACGGCTCGCCACCTGTCTGTTTGAGTACGCCGGCAGGGATGCTTGACGATGCGTTGCGATTGCGAGCTGCTTCAAGTTTTAGCGCGGTTTCAATTGCGCCAGGTGCGGAATAAATCATTCCTTGCGCTGGCGACAAGAATTGCACAAGGTTTACAGGGTCAAGCATGCCACCGTTGAAATACACTTCTTTGGACGGAGCAAACCACACAGGGCCAACCATGTCGGTCGTAGTAATTGATCCTGCTGGCAGTCGAGTAAACGTGGCAGGGTAGCCGTCAGCGGTGCGCGATGTGATGTACCAAAACGCTCTGCCAAACATCATGAGGTCATCAAGTGTCCAACTAAAGAGAAATTGTGCGGACACGGTTGGGTCTGGTCGGCGCATCCATGAACGTGGCGCAATGTAAATGCGTTCCATTTTTTCGCCGTTCCAAAACTCGTTGTATGAGCGCAATGGCATTGAGCCAATTACTGATGCCATTAAATCTCGAGCGCGGTTAATCGTTGGAACGCTGATCGCGCGATTGCGCGCTTCGCCTTCTTGGTAACTGTAATACTGGCCGATCATGCTTACGCCTTGCGCGTTACTTGTGTAACCGCCAGCGACCGCAGCTGCCACGCTAGGCGCTGGGCTTATTGCTGCTTTACGGGTTTTGTTAAAGATCGCCATGTTCCTACTTTGTCATATAAGTGGCAACCGCGCATGACTTATCCGATTCCGACAAAAGGCAAGGTGCGCGGTCGCCGCGTTTATCTTAGTTATTTACCGCGACAAGCATGGGTTTACCCGAGTTGACTGGACGGGCACACATGCCAATTCCCCAGACCATTGTGCGCGCTAACTCAATCGGGCCAGGTGATCGCTTGCTTGATAGCACGATTGTGTTGTCGGTGCGAACAGCAACAGCGCGCTGGACATGTTCGGCAAGCAGTTTTTCGCCTGTGTGCAATAGGCGTGCCTCGGCGATCATGTTTTTGGCTAACGGTGTGAACCGTCCAAGTTCGGCATAGCCGACGACGACTCGGCGGCGCTCAATGTTCGGTGGGCACGTTGCGTCCACGGTTGGCGACAAGGCAAACCTGATCGTCGGGTCTTTGGCAAGTTCTTGCACGTTCTCCCACAGCTCTGTGATTGATTCGGCGATGAACGCCACGGTGACAAGCACCCGACCGTCAGACAAGTTGACGCATCTGGTCGCGCTGTACCGAGAATCGTCCAGCGAAGACTCAATTGCCACGACTCCACCGCTAGGGATGTCCCCCGTGTACTCAAGGGACGGCCAACGCCCTGGCTCAATCCATCCGCGCACAACCGATACCCATAAATTTAAACTGGCCCGTAAGAAACTCGCGCGATCAGGGTTTGTTGATTCTTGCCTAATTGTGTCCATGTCCAACGTGTAACCGAGCGCAGGATTACCCCACGCCCATGACGCTGGATGCAACGGGTCAAGGCTTGGGTCAGGTGACCATTCCGCCATGTACATTGTCGACGGTTCGCCTTTGTCAATGGCTCGAATGCCTGCTTCACGCCAACGCTGGAATAGGACGGATTCTTCGGTGCCAGCTGTGGAGAAGAAGCAAGCCAACGGGTTTTTTCTAGCGCGCTGTGCCGGCAACAGACCGCCCTCTACAGAGTCGGGGTTGACGTCAAAGAGTTCGTCCACGATCACCAAGTCAATGCTCATACCGTGACCTTGGTTTGGCTTTAATGCTTTGACCCACCACTTGCTGCCGTCTGGCATGGTGGCCTGATAACGGCCATAAGACTTAACGATCTTGGCGCCGTAATACTCCTCAAGGATTGGCGACAGATCATCAAACAACAAACACGCAAGATCAAGTCTGTGCGCGCCAGATACCACGGTCTGTTTACCGCCACGTATTTTTGGCATTTCCACAAGCCAAAACAGAATGAGCGCTTGAATGATTGTTGTCTTACCGTTCTGACGCGCAACCGAAACAAGGCTCGAGCGATGCACAAACTTGTCATCAGCGTCAACCGCAAGCATCCCTTCAAGAGCATGCATTTGCCAAGGCATCAAAGTGACACCAAGTACCTTCAAAGCCATGTCCCCCACAAGTCCAGCTAATGAGCCGGCATGATCTGGCACCATCGTTTCCAGTCTCGGCTGATCATGGCCAGTTACCGCCAGTTCAGGCTGGTTCGGGCTGGTGGCGACAAAATGATGGA